TGACATTCTAATGCACTTTAGCACTAGTGATGCACGGACAACTGATAGCTCCTTTGATCCTTCCAACTACAATCCAGATGCTGTAGAGCAAACCTCAGGCATTTACAGACTTGGCACAGGTAAGTATGCAGTAGTTCTTCGAAACCAAGACGAGCAGCCGTCTGGACTGTTCAACTTATCCGCAGAATATCCAGGGTTCGACATTGAAAATACAGTGGACTCGACTGGAGACTACATTGATGTTTGGACAGTTCTTAGAAACCAAAACTCAGACCTAGACAATATAATCAATGAGTTTACCCTTACTGAAGACAGGTTCTTCGGGATAACAGAACCACTACTGTTCAGGGTGGCTACTAGACTAGAGAATAATCACGTCGTGCTAGGATCTAAGGTTGACCTTAAATTCACTAATGAGTTCACTTTAGAGAACGCCAACGTGGATAGGTCAATCGTCAACCTATTTAAGCAGTCTCTTGTAGAAGATCCAATGATTGAAATCTACAAGAACAACGATGATCGTAACCTAGCAGCCAGAGTCACGGTATCAGGTTACTCTGACACTTCTGGGCTTATTGACGTAACCAGTGAGAATACAGTAATCCTAACTTTAGATACTGATCTTCTTACTACTCACGCTAGTCTTCTAGACGGTACTCTAGGCTCGATGAGGGGCGTTTATACCGCCCGTCTTAAGTTTGATGCTTTAAATCAAACGATAGTATCAAACGATTTCTCGTTCGTCATACGTTAGCATGGCTAGGTTTAAAGAAGTCAGAGGGGTAGTCTTCTCAGCAACCTCTCTGACGGCGTCTGCTCCTTTTGCAAGAAGAAGCTCATTCCAGTCCTTAGCTCCAGAAGGCGTAACCATTCTAACATCCCCCCTTTTCGCCCAGTGAGCAAGCCTCATAAACTTATGGATACCGTCTATCCCTGCTCCGTCTCTATCGAACGCACACACCAACGGTCCTTGATACTGGGACAACTGTAGCATCTGCTCACGGCTCGTAAAACAGCTTAGAGTCGTCGTTGCATTCAATCCGGCCTTCTTCAGGCTTAGGCAATCAAAGACGCCCTCAGCGACGTACAGAGGCTCTAGAGAGTCATATACGAATGGGTATAGGACTTGAGACGACTTAAGGTTCTTACAGTTGAGATACTTCGGGTTCTCTCCTCGAAGAGTGCGTGCTTGAAAGTAGAATAGTTTATTGTGTCGGTTAAGAAACGGGATAATAAGCCTACCGGCATACTTCCCAGACTTGGCTAAATAGAAAGGAAACTCAGCTACATCCCGCCCTAGCGCAAAAGGGTGATCTTCTACAACTTCAAAGTCCTTAGCATCTTCTAGGTCGGAAATAATCTGGTTAGGGTCAAACTCCTGCACTTGGCTGGGGTGACGCATTGATCCTTTAGAGAGGAAGTCCTCAAACACGAACTTCTCATATGCCTCACGGTAAGAGCATTTCTCCAGTAAGGAATATAGCTTAACAAAGTTCCCAGCCTCGCCAGACTTGAAACATCTCCACAGACCATTCTCAAGGTTGATGGACATCTTCCTTTTGTAGTCATCTTTAAGGAAGAGTGAAGGGACTGTGAGTTCGCGATCATCAGAGCACAGGCGTCCAGCGTCTGAAAACTTATCCAGGCAATACTCTCGTATGAAACTCATAACGTCCTATAATAGAATAACAACCACCAAAAAAGCTAAATAAATGTATATCAATAATATCTCGAACTCACGGGGCGATATCATCGACCAGTGCTTGCTAAAGTATAAGTATAGATATGTTAATAAGTTTCCTGGATTTGGGAGCCTAAATGAGGATGCTCTGAACTTCGGATCATTCATTCACAAGATCTTTGAGATCGGCTATCGGGAGAAGGACATTAAAAGCCTTCTTAGGATTGCCGAACAGGAGAGAGCCAACTATAAGGTCCCCTTCAGTCAGAACGAACGAATGAAAATCTGCCTAGAGAATTTCCTTATCTGGAATCAGAAACTAGGTGAAACGGTCGATGTGGAACAATCGTTAAGTATCCCCCTGGATAAGAAGAACGACATCTCCTTTATAGGAATTATCGACCGTGTAGTTAAAGGAACTAAGGGCGGATACCTCGTCATCGACTACAAGACTTCTAAGAGGGAAAAGAAGAAGAAAACGCTCATGGATGATAACCAGCTAAAGGGTTATGCTTGGGCCATCCATGAGACTTACAACGTTCCTTACGAGGATATCTGGTGTGCTCACTACTACCCAGTCACGGGTAACTTCGTCTCAGTTCGATTCTCTAAGTGGCAGATCGAACGCTGGAAAAAGAAGCAGATCGAGAAGGTCTGGATGATCCGTAAAAAGAAGAGTGAAGAGTTCTGGCCTCAGGAGAACAAGTTCTGCAACTGGTGTGAGTTCAAGCCCGCGTGTCCAAAGTTCAACTCTGAGGAACAGGTTTGTCAGGCCATCAGAGAGCAGGAGGAGATGCGGGCGCAGCTAAGAGAGAATACGAGCAAGTAGCCCACTAAAAGAAAAAGTAATTGATCGCGAAGATCGGCATCACAATCATAAATATCCAGAAGGCCATCTCTTCGGTCGTCGGATTGATCTCACCGTTCCTATCATAGAGGGACTGGCCGTCGTGCTTTTCCCGATACAGACCATCCTCGACGGCGCGGGCCATCTTCTCCTGATCGGGCCTACTGTTAGCTATTTTGGAACGTAGTGAATTCCGTTCGGCCTCGTTGAGATAGCATTTCTTTTTGCTCGTCATGGAAGCATTATACCTTACTTAGTGATGAAGTTCTAAATCTTTCAAACTTCCCTGTATCATTGGGGAGTAGAGGTCATACTCTATGTCTTCCAAAAATGCCTCTACAATCTCAGTGTTAAACCCACTATCCACTACGAGAAACTTATGCAGGGACTGAATCTTCAAAGGCTTCCGACTGTCTAGGGACTTTAACAGCTTTATCTGTAAGAGGCTGGGAAGTCGTTGACCGAACTTAAACTTCCACTTATCTAGAAAGTCGCTACTAAAAGTAAAAGTTAGTAGATCCATCGCTTCAACGAGATCCTGCTCCAAAGTCATTTTTGCCTATTTAAATCTTATTTAAGTCTATTCTGAAGAATCTAAGGCGTAATCATCTATTCTGAAGAATCTAAAGAAAAGAAAGAGAAGTAAAAGACTTAGACTCTCTAAATCCTTTAAACCCTTATAAATACTATTATAGTAGGCGATTTTTCCAATCTGAACAATAAGAGCAATAAATTATGCAGAATACAGAAATGATACAAGTCAGAGACTCTGCCAGTAAAACTTCTGACTTTGAGGAGTTTATTCTGGGTACAGACTTAGGCTCTGTTAGCTTGACCAGCTATCTATCCCTTCGCGGAGGCGACATAATTGAGTTTACTTACAATGGATCTACCAGATTCGGAATAGTTGTAGGCACTTACAGAAAGCCTACAGGAAAGATTTATACGTCTACAAGAGGTAACCAGCTATTTAGTTTGGCTCTACTCCAGAACTTAAGTCCAGGTCAGAAAGAGACTGTGATAAATATCTTACACGGGAATAGATTCGCCTGTAAATACAATAACAAAAAGCATTTTGAATCTTACTTTGGAGCCGACTCCTTCCGTAAGTTCAATATAAGGAAAGCATCTTCCAGTTTTCTGAAGATTACTAAGGTTGACACAAAGTAAATGGCTAATAGACCTTCAAGTCGCGACGATAAGCTCATAAAAGCTTACGATGATTCCATCAAGGTCCTTGGTAAAAATACTAAGAGTCTTGATAACTTAGCAAAGTCTTTTGATGGTAACTTTGATGCAGTAGCTAACTTAACTACTGCCTTTCAGAGATCTGAGAAGCTAGCACTTAAATCCTTATCTATAGGGACAACCTATAGTAAGTTTGTTGAAGCCAACTCTGCGGCTCTGGATAAGAGCACACTGTCCCAACAGTCGATGACTAACTATCTGTTGACTGGCTTTGACAGAGGAATTAGGGATTTAGGAGATGAAACCATAAATCTCATAGATGAGATGCACTTGAGCAATCAGAACGCTGAAGCTCTTTTAAGCGCCCAGAGTAAGGTTTCACTCCTAACTGGAGGCAGCATTGATATTCAGGATAAGTTATCTAAGACTCTTAGAGATACTAACAAAGACTACGGAGTATCTACTGATAGGTTAGTTGACACCCTAAACTCCTTAGGTGAGGCTATGAGAAGCCAGAGCATTTATGGTGAGCAAGCGGTTGAAAGCATAGGTGAGTTAGGTATTATCCTTAAAGGTGGTATGGCTGGTAAGGAGGGCGCTGACCAGATGATACAGCAGCTACTATCTGTTGGGGGTGCTTTAGACGTTGTACCGCAGGAGTTGCTGGGACTCCGAGAACTATTTAAGGACGTTAGGGCTGGCACTGGCACTTCTGAGGAGAAGCTGAAAATGCTTATCAAGGCTGGTGACGACCTAAGAGAAACATTTAAAAATAGTAGTGATGAGGCTAAGGACGCTTTAACAAGAGTTATAGGTCAACCTCTTGTTACGTCTCTATTAGCGGTATCACAGACTCTAAAAGATTCTGATAAAACAGCAGAACAGTTTAAAGCCAGCGAAGAGCAGTATCGACAGACGATGAAGGGCTTTGAGGAAGATAAGATGGAATTCTACGGGAAACTTGCCCCAGAGATCCACATGCAAATTGCTAAGTTCTTGCCTATGATAGCAGTAGGACGAGCAGCAGGCCACGCTGCTAACGCTATTGGTATGCAAGTTGCAACTTCACCGCTCGGAGGCGCAGGCGCAATGAGATTCGGCAAGGGCCTAATGAGCGCCGGGGCTCTACTTACAGGTCCCATAGGTATAGGTCTCACCGCCCTAACTATGAGTATGCCTTTGTTAGTTGATCTTTTTAAAGGCAATAAGAGTAATACTGATGTTCTTAGAAAGGAGGCAGAGGAAAAAGCTCGAAAGGATCGTATAGCTAAACTTAGTACTGAAGCTTCCCTAGTAGCTTCGGTTGTTAGGGGAATGGTAATGAACAATCCTACTAAAGATGAAATGCGGAAAGTTTCGGGGCTATTAGAGAAGTTGATAGTCGCCCAGAAAAACGCTAATAAAGCTAAAACTGATTTATGATACCATGGTAACTTTTAAGGCACGAAAAAGAGATAGAAAGCTAGAGTTTAGATCCCATCTTTCTGTAGAGTTCCCCCAAAAGAATAATAGAGTATTCAGAACCTTTATCCCATTCTTGGAGAACCCAACCATAACTGAAAATGGAGAATCTACTTTAAATGAGTATAATCTTATTGGCCGCGCTGGCTCGTTATTCAGTTACGGAGGTTCCCGCTCTCGTTCCTTTACTTTAAACTTTAATATAAGCCTAATGCACATGCTGCATATGAACTACTTTGAAGGAATAGATCCTAAATTTAAAAGAGCATTCTCGGCGTTCTTTGCAGATGAAGAAAGAGATAAGGAATCGTTCAATCTAGGTCCTGAAGGTCAATCTATTGCTAAACAGAGAGGCGAGGATGCCGCTGCCCAGGCACTTAGCAACCCTCTGTTCGACCCCAACACCGCCTCGATGCTTGCACAACAGGCTACAGATTTGGGGAATGCAGCCGCAGAGTCCAAAGCTCAAGGTTTTGCAGATTTAGAGAAGGACAGGACAGAGGGCTTTGAAAAGAATCCTAAAGGAAAGCCTCATGCTAACATACACCGACAATACTTTAGAGGTTTAGTGGGTCAGGCTATAGGAGGGACTCCTGCGTTTGACACTATTGCTAATACACTTATAGGTGGCATAAATCAGATACCCAATATATTTTCGGATACCAAGGGCGCATTAATCCAATCCTCTCAAGAACAGCAGACTGAATTAGATGACCTTATTGATCTTGTATACGTGTGGCTCAACCTAATCAGGGGAACTACCCTTAATAACTCCACAGATACGACTTTAGGCCCTCCGATAGTAAGGCTCACCCATGGGCCTATGTATAATAATGTTCCTTGTGTTGTAGAAAACTATAATATAAGCATATCAGAGGATGCAGGGTATGATGTTGAAACGTTAACCCCTAAGCAGATACAGGTATCTATGAGCCTTAGAGAATTTAGAACTGGAAACTTCGGAGAGTTCTCCGCAGGGGCACACCAGCTAGGTGACAACCTAGCAGGGTGGGAAGCGATTATAGGCGATAACAACCTTGATCCTTATAATGGGGAGATTGGTAGGGATAGCTACGGAGCGGACGACGTGGAAGGTTGGAGCTTGGAGGCCATTACCTGATGACTAGATATTTAAACCACCTTGGATCTGGCTACAAAGAAATTATTTTTAAGAATAAGCCAACTGTATCCAGCTTAAACTCCGGTGACTTCGAAACTGCACTGGCTCAGTTAGACTCGGTTTCGGCTAGGATAGGTGTCATACCTCCCTCTTATGAACACAGAGCAGATAAGATTGCTGAACTGTTTTATGGAAGCCCTGCCTTAGACTGGTTAGTATTGTGGTCTAACAACATATCAGATCCTTTTGAGCAGTTGAACGCTGGAGATCGAATTAGGATCTTAAGCATATGACCAAGGTATTTACAGCTAACTTATTTATTACTAATTCAAGAAATGCTATTGAGCAAGTCTTCTTTAGTAAAAGTAGGGTCAAGTCTTTTAAAAGTAGATTAAATACTTTAAATGAAGCTGATTTAAGAAACTCTTTCATTATGAGTCCAAACTCTAATGATGAGGTTATTAGCTTTAGTCATATTTATGATCCCGCATCTAAGCAACCCTCGATCATGGAGGTGGAAATGATGGAGACTAGTAAGCTCATAGAACTAAGCTTACTGGATAATGACCCGCTCGCTGCTATGCTTTCCGAAAGGTTATCGCAGGTGAAAAAGGCTGGTATTAGAGGGATTGAAAGTTCAGATTTAACGGCTGCTCAGAAACTTGCACTTTCAAAGACTTTCTATGTAGCTTACGGGACTGGTGATGACATTACCAAGTGGTCGGGTCCTCATGTCACCGAATTAGCAGGGGCAGAGTTATCAAACGGGGAGGCTAACGAGAGGGTAGTTAATTTAACGTTAGTTTCTACTGGTAGTTTAAAGTCATCGTCTACTAAGCTTCCTAAGATTCTCGGATACGATAGTGCTTTAAATGGTTTAACTGATGCTCTATCTAGGGGTAGTGCTTTACGGACTAGAGGGGAGTATGTAATTAGTACTGAGACTCCAGGCTGGCTAACCCCTGATTTAAATTTCATATGTAGATATGTCCTTAAAGATTACATAGGTAAATATTTTAAAAATAAAGGGAACATTGTAATAGCCAGTCCTGATGATTTAGGACATGCTAATATTACCACTATTGGTCCTGGCCTCAACTT